GGGTTTGACGATTCTTTAAGAGCTGAGATTTGGAAAGATCCAAATATTATCCTTGATAAAGTAATTGAGGTACAATATTTTGAGATTACTCAAAATAAGGACGGGAAACCATCATTAAGATTTCCAGTATTTAAGAGGATTAGGTACGACAAATAGGAGGCGAAGATTATGGCAAAGTTAAAGAATGTAAAAGTAGAATTTGGAGTTAGTGTTGCAACTGGCCCTAATAGCTGGATTAAAGCATCTGCCGGGGCTGAAATAGAGATTGATAATCCAAATGATAAAACAGAAGAAATATATGAAATGGCATGGAACAGAGTAGTTCATGAAGTAAACAAACAGATTCAAAGTTTCGATGTTCAAGTAATAGAAAAGAAACAAGAATAAGTATCAATAAAGTGGTTTGTATGTTTTATCGGCAAATCACTTTATTTTTACATAGTATCTCTAGTATATAATAAAGTGTTAACATAATACGGAGGGTTGATTATAAATGTTTAAAAGTAATATTGATCTTAATGATTACGAACAACTAATTAGTTGTTGCGTGTTTCCAAATTCTTTTATACGCAATGGAACTTTAAAGCCTCATGAAAAAGTATTATTTGAGATACTTTGTTCGTACGACTTTTTAAATGCAGACGGGGAAAGAAAAGGTTGGTGCGATGTAGGATTAGATAGAGTTGCAGAAGAAATGGGGCTGTCGAAAAGACAAGTACAAGTGTATTTAAAGAGATTAGTTGAAAAAGGTTTTGTAACTATTATTTATAGAAATAACACACCGGAAACAGACCACAGGAGTTCGATATACGTATTAAATATTTTGCCAGGTTTAAGCGAAGCTGATAGGAAAAGAATTGCATCGACTAGAACTATTGGAATAAAAAATAAAATATCGGGTTTAAACATAATAAAGGTTCAAACTTCGAAAGGAATGATGTATACATCACAAGAAGAATTCGATTTAGAATACTTAGTAACTGGAAAAAGATCTAGTTGTGTTATTGAAGGAGAAATTGGTGAAGTTGAAATTGATAAAGAAAATACAGTTGAAGAATTCGATGATTTAAAGATTACCACTACTGGAAGAAAAGTAGTAGATCCGGAATCATTAAAACGGAATAATTCAGTGGATCCCGGATACTATAGCGACGATCCCGTAGTACGAATATTATCAGGGAATTATAAAGATTTAAAACCTATGGACATATGCAAATATTTTGGATTTGTATATAAACAAGTGTATCCAAACGATCCTCCGTATGTTGTATCAAAAAAGATTGAAATACCTCATATAAAAAGAAGACTATCTCAAGTAGATACAGATATTTTAATAGAAATGATTAAGTTTTTTATTGAGAATTATGACAGACTATTTAAAAGCGAAAATTATTTACGCCCTAGAATTTGGGCTATAGGGACAGATTGGATATGGCAAAAACTTAGCGAACACTATGCAAGGGCTACAGAGACTCTCAAAGAAGAAAAACAAAGAGAATCCATTCAGGTCCAAATGAAGGATGCTATTACTTGGGACGATTTATAGGGAGGATTTTAGGTGATGAATTTTAATTGAAAAGTATGGAGGTTGTTAATATGAGTTTTAGATTAGATATTTGGGCAGATGGAGCATCTTCCCCTCACAATAAAAAAGCTCCAGGAGGGTGGGCTTATGCTTATGTTATTAACAACATGCTTATTTCTACTAATAGCGGTGCAACCGCCCCCACAACAAACCAAAGAATGGAATTAAATGCAGTTATACAGGCATTAAAAAATATAGATATTACAAATAAGCTGGATAAGTTTAGGCCGTTCGAAGAAATAAATATTTACTCTGATAGTGCTTATGTTATAAACGGAATGATAAAACAATGGTATTTGTTTTGGAGGTACAATGGTTGGAAAACTGCAGATCAGAATGAAGTAAAAAACAAAGATTTGTGGGAAGAGCTTTCAACACTTGCAGAACATTACACAATTTATCGAAACGAACCAATTAAGATAAATTGGATTCATGTAAAAGGGCATAATGGAATTTTGTTTAACGAGGTAGTGGACAAACTAGCAGTAAAAGCAAAGAAATCCATTAGTTAGGAGTAGCTTACGATGTCAAATAAATTAGATGCTTTATTAAGAGTTTTTTATAGCGAAAGTACCACGCAGGGCGAAAAAGATAACGCCCTAAGTCTGTTTAAAAAGAGGTGCATCAAAGAAGGAATTGATCCGGACAGCTACATGCACAGATTTAAACATGCAGTTGACAGCGATTTTAACTTTGAAGATTTTTTTGGGTTCGACGATATATTTTCGCAGTTTACCCGAAATTATCACACTGCTTATCAACAACGAAGTAAGCCGAAAATAGATCCAAATATAAATCCAGAAGATCACAGTAAATATTTAAAGAAGGAGCATTTGTATTTTAGTATCAAGGATATAATTGCTTCAGTGCAAGTACTTAATGGGCAAGACGTTATATTTTTGTCTACTTTATGCAGAGCTAAAAATTCTACTAGGTGGGGATTAAAAAACTTTATTATATACCCAAACTGTGATTCTTCTAAACTTGTGGAAAAATACTTTAAGCGAAACAATGGAAAAGAATTCAAAATTCATACAAATAAAGAGTACTGTTATTATGACCACTTAGTTATACAGAAATTATGGGAAATTCATAATGATGGGACTGAGTCAAAGATTGTATTTTAGAGAGAGAGGGAGGTTATATGATTGAAATGTTGGGCAGAAAAATATTGCAAAGGGTATCCACAGAAGTGTGGTGATTTTTGCCAGGGCCGAGTAATTCTCGAAATATATTACTTGCAAAGTAATATACCCATAAGATATCAATACGAACCCGAAACATTAAAAATAGACCCTATGGATATAGAAACTATGAAGTGGATTAAAAAGTTAATAGATGGAAATGTAAGTAATTGGGTTGAAAATGGACATAACTTATTACTATGGGGTGAAAATAAAGGCAATGGAAAAACAACTACTGCCTGCATGATAGCAGGGAAATATATACGAGAACAAGCTAAAGCTCTTAAGAGTTTAGACCCAGTAGTTTACTTCATAAAAACTGCAAAATTTTTAGAAGAGATACGACAACAGTTTAATAACCCAACTCCAGATTTTGCGTACAAGATGAAGCTAGTAGAAGAAGTTCCGCTTCTTATTATAGACGATATAGGAGCGGAAAAACCTTCTGATTGGGTAAGGGAGCGACTATTAAATATAATAGACGAGCGATATAGTAATAATCGAGCTACAATATATACTAGTAATTGTAGTATGCGAACTCTTAGCGAGAATTTACATGATAGGATTACAGATAGAATTCGAGACTCGTATATTTTACAATTTCGAGGGATTTCGAAAAGGGGGCTTGAATTCTAATGGCGAAAGAAATAGCAAGTAATACTGTAGCAGTTCAGTTTTTAAATTATATGCTTCATTACGAGGATATCTCGTTAGTATTCGAACACAATATTGACGAAACATATTTTCCTGGTTACGAGCAAGAGTTTAATTATATAATTAATCATTATCAGCAAACGAAACTATTAGACGGTAAGGGGTGCGTTCCAGATAAAGTTTCGTTTTTAGCACAGTTTCCTGAGTTTCCTTTATTCCAACCACCCCAAACACCAAATACTTTGTATCGTACACTTTTAGAGCAAAAGTGTTATTCGATGTTTATTGAGGAATTACAGAAAAGTGCTGAAAAATCAAAAGTAGATAGTTTCGAAGCTATTGAGTATACTAGACAGTCAATGCTAGAACTTTCTAGATTTGCAAATAAAACTATTGGGAGCGGTAAAGATTTAATTCGTCAGGCTGGAGAAAGATTAGAAGATTATATTAAACGTATAGAGGTTAATGGGCTTATAGGAATTAGCACTGGGGATAAAAGAATGGACGAGACGTTGCATGGATGGCTTCCAGAAGATTTAGTAGTTGTCTTAGCTCGTACTAACGAAGGAAAATCGTGGTTGTTAATGCACTATTTAATTCAAGCAGTTTTACAAGGTAAAAAAGTTGGATGTTACTCTGGAGAAATGAGTCATTTATTACTAGGGTTTAGGTTTGATACAATGTATAAACATTTTGGTAATTCTCAGCTTATTGGTGGTAATCCCGATTTAGGATCTCTTGAAGTACCCGAAGTTGGACCAAAAACTATGAAAGAGTATCGAGAATATATAAATGCCCTAATAAAAGGGGATCTTCCAGAGTTTAGAGTTTTTACTCAAAAAGACTTAGGTAAGTGTTCTGTTAATACAATGAGAGTTTTACAAGATCGGCATGCTTTTGATATATGGGGTTTAGACCAATTGTCGCTTATGAGCGACGATCGTAACGGGCGAGAAGAAAGAATACGTTATGCTAATATAAGTGAGGATTTAGCTAGATTTACGGAAGAGTATCAAATACCGATTTTATCAGTTCATCAAGCTAATAGAAAATCAGCGGATGCAAAAAAGAAAGATCCAAATGCTAGCCCACAAATAGAAGACTCTTTTGGATCTGACGCAATTATGCAAAATGCGACACGAGTTATTTCATTTATGCAGATTGCAAATGGAGCAAAGGCAGTTATTAAGAAAAATAGGTATGGAACTAAAGGTACGGAATTCTTTTATACTTGGAACATAAACTTTGGTGTATTTAAGCCAATGGATACGCAAGAACTTAACGACGGGCTATTTTAGCCTGTTGTAAATATATTGTAAATTCAAGAATTGTATACACTGTATAGTAGTGTATATTTTGGGGGTTATTAATATGTCTTGGAAAGAACGAGCGATTGAATTATCAAAAGAACGAAATGGACTAAAGTATACCGACATGGCTAAAATTTTAAACCAGGAATTTGGTTTAAATTTGGAAGCTGATGAAGTACGTAGGTATGTTCAAGCTACTCGTGGTATAAAAAACAGGTATGGTAAATGCTCTGGCGAAAAATTTGGTTTTGAGGAAGATACACCGCCAATTGAAGAACACGATGAATACTATATAATACATCGTAAAGGTGGAACAGGTTCTATAAAAATTACAAAAGAGAAATTAACTCAGTTTAAACGATTATACTGCGGACCTGGTTATTTAACCCTTAATCAATGTGCAAGGAAATTAAATATCCCTAGAGCTGATCTTGTGGTTATAAAAACTGCTTTTAGAATTACGCATGACGATGTTCCGTTTACTGACGAAGAGATGAATACTTATACTCCAGAACAACTTGCTGAATTTACTCTGGAGCAAAAGAAAGAAAAATATTTTTTAACGTTACAACAAAAAGAAATAGATTCTATGAAACGAGAGTTAGATATGTATCGTAAAAAGGATTATGCAATGCAAAAACTCGCCGCCGGCATAGAAGATTATTTCGAGAATTTAGCAAAAACGTACAAACGCCCTCATGTTAAGAAACTAGTAGATACAAAAAGCGATCGTATGTTAGAAGTTCCAATAGTAGATTTACATCTTAGTAAACTGGCTTGGTCTCCGGAAACAGGTGAAAATTACGACAGGAAAATTGCAGAGAGCCGCTTCATGCAAGTTATTTACGATGTAATTCAAAGAACTTACGATAAGAAATGGGAGAAAATAATATTTCCTATCGGTAACGATTTTTTTAATTTCGATAACATGCTAGGAACTACAACAAAAGGTACTATTCAAGATAACGATGGTCGTTTGCATAAAATGTATTATGTAGGAACAGAGCTTATAGTAAAAGCTATAGATTTGTTGCACCACGAGTTAAAAAGTCCAGTGTTTGCATTTTTAGTTCCAGGAAATCACGATAGTCTTACATCATTCTTTTTAGCACATTTTGTTTGGGGGTGGTTTAGAAATAACCCAAACATAACAGTAGATTCAAATCCGATGACACGTAAGTATGTTGAGTTTGGGAAGAATCTAATTGGGTTTACTCATTTAGACAAAGAAAAGAAAAGAATTGAAGGTAACATGCAAGTAGAACAACCTCAGGCTTGGGGAAGAACTAAATATAGAGAATGGCATGGAGCTCACCTTCATAGCGAGCAAGTGAGAGAAGTTAATGGTATTAAAATAAGAAATTTGTCATCTATTACAGCTACCGATGCTTGGCATTTCAAATCTGGATACACAGGTGCTATAGCTTGTTCACAGACTTTTATATGGAATAAAGAAAAAGGATTAGAAGAAATTTTGTATACAACTATAGAAAGGAATTAATTAATGGTTACAATTGATAGTCAAGTTATTTTAGCTAATATGGATACTATGGTTCTTGATCTTCAAGCGGAGTTACACAATCAGGGGATAAATTTATTAAAAGATGTTAAAATTAAGGATCATACCAAAGATATTTTAATTACTTGCCCTATTCACAAAAATGGACAGGAAAGAGATCCTAGTTGTGGGATAAGTAAAACTACTGTAATAAGAAATGGAAAACAGTATCAGGCAGGAACAGTTCATTGTTTTACTTGTGGGTATACTGCCGATTTCTTTGAGTTTGTATCTTATTGCCTTGGTAGTACTGACAGGAATTATGGAAGAAGGTATATACTACAAAAATATAATACTATGGCAATTGAAGAGAGGCCTACTATACATCTAAACTGTGATAGGGAGCGTAAAGACTCTTCACCTTATTCTTATATGGATGAAAGTATTTTGGACAACTACAGATATACCTGCGATTATTTATTCCAAAGAAAATTTGAATTAAGCACTATACTTTTTTACGAATATGGGTATAATCCCACACACGATACAATAACAATGCCAGTTAGAGATCATAAGGGAGGATTAGTTTTTGTAAAGCAAAGATTTATCGAACCGCCACCCGGCACAAATAAATATCTTAATCAAAGTGGAATTCCAAAACAACATATCTTATATGGATTCTATCAAGTGTTACAATTAATACAGTCGATAGAAAATGGAACTTGTCAGAATAAAAAACTTGAGGAGAATTATAAAAAATACGGAGTTATACTTACTGAAGGAGAGTTTAACGCCGCTTATTTATTTCAAAACGGGTATCCAGCGGTTAGTTTACTTGGTAGGATATTATTTGAGGATAGATCTCGAAAACGTATATTACAAAAAGAATTATTATTAAGATACGGAATTAGAGATTTAGTTATATGGATGGATTTCGATACTCCTGGGCTGGAAGCTAGAGAGAAGATTATAAAACAGACGTATAAAGATTTTAGAGTTCGTATTCCAAATCAGGAAGATTTTCCTATGTATAATGACGCAAATGATTTTACGCCAGAGGATTTAGATCGAGTAAAATTCATAAATCCAATTTAATTTT